TTAAATTTAGCATAGTATTCAAACTGTGAGACAGTATTATCATATCCTGATAATAATAATTCTGGGTATTGTGCTCCGTTATAATTACTACTGTAAGGAACATTTCCTTGATCATCCGTAGACCATCCTACAAACTCTCCTATTTGAGTTTCTACTTCAACTACTATCGGTACTGAAAGCCAAGATTCGGAAAGTGCTCTAGGAAACGTATACTCGAGTTTTTCATTCATCTCTTGGAATGGGGTACTTGAAACGACTGGGTATTTAAGTTTTAAAGCGCCACTACCTAATGCTACACTGCCTGCGGGTGTGTCTCTAATAATATGAAAAGCTAAATACTCTCCTAAGTCTGTTACTTCCAATGAAATATCACACGCTAAAGGTATAATAGTTGCTTGATTAAATGCCCTTACATTAAAAAGAATAGTAGGTTGTTGCTGACTTTTGAATCGGTTATTTTTGTTTAGCTCTCCAGATTTTGTTACTGATATTGTAGAGCCGCTAAATTCACCTGTCATTCGAGGTTCTTCACTAGTCATGTTCCTAGGTATTTCACCTATTGGTGAAACAACTGTACTATTGTAATTAGTAGTGTAGGGGTGTTTATTAGCTTTACCGAAAGCATCTCCACTTGATCCTGTTATGTTGAGTAGGTTTATTGAACCGGTAATGAGTTCATCTCTATATGATACCTGTACCTGTTTTGCTTTACTTCTATGGAGTATATGTGAACGTACTATAACACCTGTGGTAGCACTAGACCTAGCAGGAATAAATTCCTTAACTAATCTAAATATTACGTTATCAAAAAACTTTATTAATCTAATATAGTCTGTCGGTTCTCTATAGTTTGCAAGTTCGTCATTCCACTTCCAACGGTCTTTAACTACATTACCTCTTACATCTTTATCACTATCTTCCCATCGTAGAACTACCCATTGCCAGAAGTTGTAAGGAGAAAAATCCCTATCAAAAGTTTCTTCGCAAAATTTATCTAGAAGATAGTATTTATCTGAGTTAGATTCTCTTGGGTCACCTATGTAGTCGTCGTAGTTATAACTGCCGCTATACTTTAATTTTATTATATCATTAGTAGGTTGTGCAATATCAAATCCTACTTCTATTTCATGTAAATCATCAGTGTACTTATTTTCTTTTTTAGCTATACTCGTATAGAGAGAAAGTGTACTTCCAGTAACTAGTGAACCAGTATTCTCTAATCTCAACTTATCTAGTGAACTAGTAACTTCTTGTTGAATAGAGAAAAAACGGCCTGTACCGACTTCAGCACCACCTTTTTGTTTTATCGTTAATAAGTTTTCAGGTATACCGAAGCAATTAATTAAGGCTCTTAACCCTCTATGTGTTCCCTTAGCTTTAGTTAAGTAAGGAAGATTGTGGTAAATACGTTTGTATACCTCTTTCTGGTAATTGTCTTCAGGCATTGGTTGAAGATAATCTAACCCACTTCCTGAGGTGATTTGTCTATAACTATTAATTACCTCTCCTGTACTTCCGGAATCGTAGGATTCTCCAACGAATGCAGAGAATAGATTCTGGAGACTTTTATTGCTATTATATAGGTTATAACCAAAACTTTCGATTGCATCTCGAACTAAGTCTTTCGATATACCGAAATCTAATCTGTTATCAGCATCGTACTTATCGGAGACTGCTTTAAAGTATATCCAAAGATTATCAAAATGTTGACCAATCATATGAGTAAACATAATAACTGGTTCATTTGATTCATCATCTCTTACATATAAAGGAAGAGTATTTGTTAATACGTCGTCATTTAAGTTATCGTATACATCAGCTAACTCTGTCTGCTTTATAAACCACTCAACTGATTCTGCTGAATTACTATTCTGGTTAACGTATGGAGGCTTATTATTTGATTTAGGCCATGCATGAGAGCCGCTTTCGTAATATAAAAACCTATCGTAGTGATCAAAGTTTTCTACAATTCCTTTAAGTAATCCACTATAGTATTCCCTACTTCCTGATATACCTATTTTAGCGTATCCGGTGCTTTCAATTGTAGCTATACTCCCTTCGTATGATTCTATTAATTCAAGTTTATACTTAAAATTTCGAAGTCTTTCTTCTGCTGATGAGAAATGTATAAAGTCTGAGTAGTCAGAATGGTTAATACTAATTTGAGCACTATTCTCGTTAAACATAGAGTATAGTGAATAGTACGAACTTGTGACTGGAAAGCTAAATAATTCGTCGTAGTTGAAGAATTCTGTTGGGTTATTATTTTCTTTGGATAGCTCTACATCGAAGTTTGGACCTTTCAGCGATGGAATTTTAATTTCATCAGGTATCACCTCAGTGTTAACAGTGAAGCTAACTGTATCTGCTATAGTTTCTAGGACTCTACAAAGAGATTTCTTCTCCCAGGTATTAGGTAGTGGTTCGTATAATTTTAATACAAGAGAAACGTTATTTTTATACTCCTGTACATCTATGTTAATTATAGAATATATATTATTTTTACCGAAATCTAATTTTAAATCTGAAAAGTAAGAATTATTTTCAAGTTTAGCTTTAATTTGCTGTACTCTTAAATCTAAGTCTTCATTAGATAACTCTAAAGTAAGTAACCTTATTTCTGTATTGTCACTAGAAGTTTCTTCTAAAAAGAATTGTTTAGGTATAGTTGAATCAGAAAATAAATCTGATAGGAAATTGTAACTTAGTACTATGTCTCCATTTCTATAGCCGTTTGCTGCTGCATCATTTGCTGGATCTATCTCTAAGTTAGATGCTCCTGATTTTCCTGCTCCTGCGGATAGCTTAGATTGACTTGCGCCTACATAGTTTATTTGGGACTTAAGGAGTACCCGATCTAATGTATAAAAATGTAGGTCTATAAAATCAACACTACTATTATAAAGGTTATTAATAGAAAACGGACCTACTAATTCCTTATCCTTAACTTTAAGTTCGGACTTAGTATCGTAGTTAATATTTTCTACTTGGTTTACTATGTATTTAGTTCCCGCCATCGTCTATTCCAGCTTTTGTATTTGCAAGTGATATTTCTAAGTCAACTACTTTTTTGTTAGCTTCTAAAAGCTGATCTCTTAATTCTGCTATTTCATCTAGTAGAGGTTGTATGTCTAGTAATGCTTCTTGTATCTCTACTAATTCACTACTTCTTTCTATTAAGTATTTATGAGATTTACCTTCTCCTTCAAGCGGTATATCTAAATATAATTCTTCATAGTCTTTAAAAAACTGTTCTACTGTCTTTACTGTTACCTCTTCCTCTTCAGTAATAAACGATTTAAATTCCCTATCTACAACTTTTCCGAAGGATTCTTTTGCGTATACTGTTTTTTGTATCTTTATATTACTACCCATTTCTAACTACTTTAAACACATTTTTATTATCCAACACTACTGTGCTACCGTCTAATGTAGTCTTAACTAGAAGTCTATAGTATCTTTCTGGCTGTAATGTATCCATATGTATGTCAAAGTAACTACTGGTATTATCAGCACTTATCTTAGTATATGTACTATCAAAGTCAATAATCATTTCTTCGCTATACTCATCTTTAATAGCATAGTAGGAATTTTCCGGTAGTTTATATTCTGTTTTATATATAGATCCTGTGGTAAAAGTCCTTGTTGGGTACTTAGGTCTTGCTGATAGTCTAAACCTACTTATATCAGAGTCTATATATTTTTCCTTATGGTTTTTAATACTTACCGTTGATATGTCTGTTGAAAGTTCATTAAGGGTACTGTCGTACTTACTATCGTCCCATTTAAATTCTAAGTACGGTGGAAAAATTGTACTACTATTACTGCTAAAGTATTTTAAGTTTATTGAAGATGTAGTTTCATTTTCTTGACTATCGGCAAACTTAACTATAAGCCCATGGTTATCAATAGATCCACTCTCTACAGAGTTTATAAACCCTGTTACATCTAAATCTATATCTAAATCTGCTGTTAAAGAAAAGGCTTGTGATGTTGTATTAGCTCCTTCAGTATAATCACATCCAGGTGTTGACCATAAATTAGAACCACCTGTTAAAGTCCACGATACTCCGGTAGTGTTTGTTGGGGTATCACCTGCTTTACCGGTACCCTGTATCCATGATTTAGTTAATGGACTAGTCTCTACTGTATATAACTGAGGTAATTGAGTAGCATCTGCTAAGTACATGTGTAATGAGGCAGAATAGGAGCCGGATATCTTTGTAGATAACGCATTTGAAATATCATTATCTGAGAATTTGATTAGTATCCGGCTTGAACGTCCTATTCCATCATCATCAGGGTATGAACGAAGTTCTAATATTTCATCTAATCCAGCATTTCCGTATAGTCCTGCTACGTCAGGTTTACTGAGTACTGTTGTGTCTTTCTCTGGGTAAATTCTATATATTGCCATTCTATAATGTTGTTACTCTACCTTCTATATCTTGATTAGGATACTTAACTTCAAAACAACAAGGGTCGTAAGAAGGATAAAGAACATTGTTTCTTGTTGCTCCTCTTGTATCGTATCCAAATTCACTATACTTACCTCCTGCTTTATTGTCTAGTTTAATACTTTTTACTGTCTGTACTCCTGGTATTCTATCTAATTGGGTATATAAGGATGATATATTAATAGGTTGGTTAATTGTTAGTTTGTCTTTAGCAAACAGAGATTTAAGTTTCTCTGTACATTTTAATAGTACGTCTCTTGATTGAAAATTAGGTAAAGTTATAATCTCAAACTTAATTCCAATATTAACTACAAAAGCGTCTTTTAAGTCTACAGCATCAGTAAGCATCATATACTCTGATAAATATCCTTTAATATTATCTTTTAGTGTTTTTGAAGCAGGTACTAAATGTCCGTTATTATCAAATGCAAGTACGTATAGAGCTAATGCTAAACTATTCATACCTAAAGCTGATTTACTGCTAGATTCTGTATGGTCTTGTGTAGCAAATATTTTAGCTATAGAACCATATTGTGGTGGAAGTGATAGGGACCTTACTGCATAATCCTGGAGTGTTACTACTCTTTTCTGTTCTGCATAAGCTCTTATACTATTCTCTCTTAGCTCTTCTACTGTATCTCCATCTCTTCCTCCTAAAGCAGGAGTTAAGTTGTTGAAAGCTAATGATGAAACTTTTGATGAATCATTTGCAGATGTTGTTATTACATCTATAGAGTTTATTGTGTTTGCAGGTGCATTGGCTTTTACTCCTCCTCCAATAATATAACGTATAGTTAGAGTTGTATTAGAAGGAGCTAATCCGTATGATTTAGTAAATAGAAAGTTTGATGGATCATAAGCTACATCTAATCTAGGTAACTCTCCTCTTGTCTGGTATGCTATTGTGTTAGGGTCCGGTAAAAACTCTTCGTTATTTTCTGTGCTAATACCTGCTCCAAACTGTATTTGTAGAACTCCGGTTGAGGTTAGTCTAGTTACAAATCGTCTTGGGACTCTTTTTAATTTAAGTACATTTGGAGCAAGTGCTTTATCTTGTGTTATATTTGTCTCACCAACAAATACTGTATCCTGTCCTAAAAAAGGAACCTCGTACCATAAGTTACCATCGCTATCTGTAATATCTAATATACCTACTATATCTTCTTCTTCTATATTTAGTGTCGCAAATTTTTCTGATGTTGTAAATGATTCTGATATAGTTTTTATTTTTCCTGAAAATGCTTTTGTGGTCTTTTTAAGTAGGAATTCAGAAGGTTGACCATCAGTTAATGCGCTTACTGTTATTTCAGTAGGGTCATAAGAACTTGAAAAGTTAAAATCAACCTTATTAGTCATTAAGAAAACAGTCTGATCTTTAGTTGTAGCTTTAACTGTACTATTTTCTGCAACAGTAATTGCTTGATCAAAATCTGGTTTAGCTTGTATACCGATAGCATCTACATTCTGTGTTACTGTTAATTCAACTTCTGCTACATTTGTAGCTTTAGGTTTATAGCCCATCATATAGGCTAGAGAATATAGATTAGCAGGGTTCTTAGCGTGTTGAAGAAAGGTTTCCTGTAGCTGTGTATCTTGGTAAAATGACATTACATCTCCTACGTAAGATGCCATCTCTATTAACATTAGACCGGGTGATGTCGGTGAAAAGTCATTATAAGAATCAGGGAAATATGACTTAGCATACTCCACTAATTGACTCCTAAAGTCGTCAAAGTTCTTATTTATGTATTTTATGTCTCTAGTTTCTGCCATTATGTTGATACGTTTATTAACAATTCATCATCAATTCCTGTATCTGCAATAGAGTATTCAAGATAAAATCCAATTGTATTCATATCAGGGTCTGATGTTAATTTTATTTGTTTTGGTACAACCTTTGGAAAGTACACTCTTAAAGCTTCTCTTGCTCTAGCATCTAATGCATCCAATTTTTCTTCTGTAATATTTTCAAATAACTCGTTTCTAAGTCCAAATCCAAATAATGGATTTAAGTACCTTTCATTCCTACCGGTTAAGAAGTAGTTAATAAGGTTATTCTTAATAGCATCTTTAGTTTGATAGTTAGAACTAAACGCTGTTTTGGCAGTAAAGGGTATGTTTATACCTACTGCTTTCCTAGGTTGTAAGTCTAAGGGGTTTATTTTTCTAACTTCAAATGCCATATTACTATATTCTTATTTTATCTTTTTTATAGGATGCATCTAGCACCTGTTTTGCTTTACCTACAAAATCTAAATTTGATATATCTATCCCCGGTAGTGATTTATCTTGCATCCCTAATTGAGATGCCATCTTTGCTGAGGTAGAAGGAGGTGTAGAGCCGACTATATTGTTATATTCGGCCGGTGTCATTCCAGCTTTAGTCATTGAAAGCATTTCATCTAATGTATTATGTTGTGTACTACTTGCAATAGGGTTATATTTAGTAGGTTGCTGTTTAGCTACCTCTATAGGTGTTGACGGTTTGTTATAGAACGTCTGTTTTGGGTTACT